CAGCGATATGAGTGCTAACTCTCCTGTGGGAACTACGCTGGCTTTATTAGAGCGACAGTTGAAAACAATGAGTGCGGTGCAAGCCCGTGTTCATTATTCAATGAAGCAAGAGTTCAAGATCTTAAAAAACATCATTCGTGACTACACGCCTGATGAGTATGAATACGATCCTGAGAGCGGTAGCAGAAAAGCCAAAAAAGAAGACTATGACATGGTGGACGTTATCCCCGTGTCAGATCCTAATTCCTCTACTATGGCGCAGAGGATCATGCAGTATCAGGCTGTTATTCAGTTGTCTCAGACTGCGCCTCAAATCTATGACTTGCCTAATCTACATAGGCAGATGATTGAAGTTCTAGGAATTAAAAACGCTGATAAGTTAGTTCCTGTTAAGGGAGATCAGCAACCAAGAGATCCTATAAGCGAGAACATGGCTTTCTTAAAAGGAGAGCCAACAAAGGCGTTTATCTATCAAGACCACGAAGCGCACATTACGGCGCACCAGTCTTTTATGCAAGATCCTTTAATGGCGGCAACCATTGGTCAAAACCCAATGGCACAGCAAATGCAAGCGGCAATCATGGCGCATATTGCAGAACACTTAGCGTTCAACTACAGACAAAAAGTAGAAGAGCAAGTCGGTGTTCCTTTGCCTCCACCAGATGCAGAGTTGCCAGAGGATATCGAAGTTCAACTATCCAGAATGGTTGCACAGGGATCTGCTCAGTTGCTCAAAGAAAACATGGCAAAAGCCCAACAGCAACAAGCCCAGCAACAAGCGCAGGATCCAATCATCCAGATGCAACAACAAGAATTGCAGATCAAGGCAAAAGAAGTTGGCATCAAGGAGCAAAAGGTGCAAGCGGATATTGCGGCAAAGCAGGTCGAACTTGCTATCAAAGAAGCAGAGTTAGATCTAAAGGCAAAGCCAACAGAAGATCCATCAATTGCTGTGGAGCGTCATATACAGGAGATGATCCAGCGAGATCAAGTCCACCAACAGCAGATAGCACAAGAGCAACAAAAGGCGGCCATGCAAAACCAGCAAGCGCAACAGCAAATGGCAATGCAAGCTATGCAAGCACAGCAGAAACCAGAGGGTAAAGAATGATGGAATACAAAATATTTGAAATTCTTAGTGCCAAGTTGGAAGACCATATCGGTCAACACCAGATGGTTGTGAATGATGGAGCCGCAAAGGACTACGCAGAGTACAAAGAACTGTGTGGAACTATCCGAGGTTTAAGGATCGCCCAGATGGAAATCAAAGAGCTGGGTAAGAATTTAAGGGATTCTGAAGATCAAGATTAATTTCCCCCTACACCCAGTATTTCAGAGGCGTACTGGTGTGTTTTTTTGTAGCCTTTTGCGATAAGGAAAATTATGGCTGAGATTTTGATTAGTCAATCGTTGGATACGAAAGACATATCTGTGTTACCTGAGAGTGCTGAAGAAAAAGCACGACAAGTTCCCGATCCTGTTACCTATCATCTTCTGTGCGTTCTTCCAGAAGCTGAAGAGGAATACGATAGTGGACTGGCAAAAGCAAGTCAGACCATGCAATATGAAGAGTTACTGTCACCAGTGCTTTTTGTGGCAAAGATGGGGCCTGATGCTTTTAAAGACGAGAAACGATTCCCCTCTGGGCCATCGTGCAAGCAGGGAGATTTTGTTTTGGTACGTCCTAATACGGGAACACGCATCAAAATTCATGGCAAGGAGTTCCGAATCATTAATGATGACTCTGTAGAAGCCGTTGTGCAAGATCCTCGCGGCATAACCCGTGTATAAGGAGTAGAAAATGGCTGAAATAGAGAAAACCGAGTTTGAATTTCCCGATGAAAAGGAAAATCCACGCAAAGGTGGCAGAGTTATTGATACAGATCCCCAGCTCAAGATTGAAATGGAGGAAACTCCTGATACTGAGATAGAGGTTGTAGACGATACACCCACTGAATCCAAACGTCACAAGAAAATGGACGATGCTCCGAAGGATTTAGACGAAGATGAGCTTAATAGCTACGGCGAAAAGGTTCGGAAACGTTTACAACACCTCCAAAAAGGGTATCACGAAGCCAATCGCAAGGCGGAACAGGCCGACAGAGAGCGAGAAGAGGCTATAAGGGTTGCCCAATTGATGGCTGATGAGAACAAAAGTCTCAAAGGTTCACTCAGTCAGGGTCAATCTGCCTATATTGAGCAGTCTAAGAAGGTCTTAGCCACTGAATTAGAGCAGGCCAAGCGTCAATATCGTGAGGCTTACGAGTCTGGTGATAGCGAAGCACTGGTAAATGCCCAAGAAAACCTCACTTCTGTGAAGATTAAGGCCGAAAGAGTTGAAAACTTTAGGCAACCCCCTTTACAGGAGCAGGAAAATGAGGTAAAAACGCAACAAGTTACTGCGCCACCAGTTTATGTCGATCAAAAGGCACAAAAATGGAGGCAAAATAACGAATGGTTTGGCGATGACGATGAAATGACTAGCTTTGCACTTGGCGTTCACGCTAAGTTGGCTAAACAGGGAGTCGATCTAAGTTCAGACGAATACTACGAGCGTGTAAATGCCCGTATGCGACAAGTGTTCCCAGATTACTTTGAGTCTGACGAACCCGCTGACGAACCTGAGAAGGAAGTTAAGCGCCAGAAATCAAATGTGGCACCGGCAACAAGAAGTTCTTCCCCTAAAAAGGTCGTTCTATCTCAAACCCAAGTAAATATCGCCAAGCGGTTGGGAGTTCCTTTGGAACTTTATGCCCGTAAGGTTGCGGAACAAATGAGGAATTTAGCATGAGTGAAGTCAAACAAACGAGAGCAAGCCGCGATACAGAAGTTCGCGCACAAACGGAGCGTACCCGTAAATGGATGCCTCCCCAACTTCTACCCGACCCTCATCCAGAGGACGGGTATGCGTTTCGTTGGATTCGATTGAGTACCCTCGGCTCGGCTGACACCATGAACATTTCTTCAAAATTACGCGAAGGTTGGGAACCTGTAAAGGCTTCTGAGCATCCTGAGATCATTCTTATGAGCGGGCAAGCTAATCGCTTTCCTGACAGTATTGAGATCGGTGGCTTGTTGCTTTGTAAAACCCCAGTGGAATTCACGCAAGACCGTGACGCGCATTTCCAGCGACAAGCTGAAGCGCAGATGGCCTCTGTGGATAACACTTATATGCGCGAGAGCGATCCTCGGATGCCTATGTTTAAAGAACGTAGCACCAAGGTAACTTTCGGAAAAGGTCTTTAATTTTTTTGGAGCTTTAAAACATGGCTTACCCCACTGTCTCTGCGCCATATGGCTTAGAACCTGTCAATAGAATTGACGGGATGCCTTACGCTGGCGCTATTCGACAGATTCCCGTTGCCGCTTCTTTTGCCACCGCCGTTTTTAACGGCGATACGGTTCAAATTGACAGCACCGGTTATCTGGTTCTTTCAACCACCACCAACTCCGGCACAATTGTCGGCGTAGTTGTCGGCGGTCAATATGTAAACTCTAGCGGCCAAACCGTTCAGAGCCAATATATTCCCGCTTCTGTAAGCACTGCCACCAACCCAGCTTATGCGTATGTTATTGATGATCCTATGGCTCTTTTTAAAGTAGCTGTTGTTTCTTCTGGAACTACCATGAGTTCTGCTGGCCGTACTGTAGTAGGTACTAACTTGGCATTGGTTCTTAACGCTGGTAGCACTACCACCGGTAATTCTGCCTATGCTGTAACTTTAACGGGTGCTGGTACTACTGCCACTATCCCAATTCGGGTGATTGATGTTGTGCCAGAAACCGCTACTGCGGCTGACACTTACACCGAGCTGTTGGTGAAAATCAACACGCACCAGTACAACAACACCACTGGTGTCTAAGGAGTAAGAAATGGCAATTTCACGCGCACAACTACTCAAAGAACTGCTCCCCGGCTTGAACGCATTGTTCGGTCTTGAGTACGCCAAATACGGCGAAGAGCATAAAGAAATCTACGAAACTGAGACATCAGAGCGTAGCTTCGAAGAGGAAACAAAACTGTCAGGCTTCTCTGCCGCACCAGTCAAGAACGAAGGCTCTGCCATCGCTTATGACAATGCACAAGAAGCATGGACAGCTCGTTACAACCACGAAACCATCGCAATGGGCTTCTCCATCACTGAAGAAGCAGTGGAAGACAACTTGTATGACTCGTTGTCTAGCCGCTATACCAAAGCATTGGCTAGAGCTATGGCTTATACCAAGCAGGTCAAGTCCGCTTATGTGTTGAACAATGCGTTCACCACTACAGTGACTTACGGTGACGGCGTTACCTTGTGTAGCACTGCCCATCCATTGATCTCTGGTGGCACCAACAGCAATCGTCCTACTACTGGCGCTGACTTGAATGAGACTTCTCTTGAGAATGCTGTCATTCAAATCGCTGGTTGGACAGACGAGCGCGGCCTCTTGATTGCGGCTAAACCAAGAAAATTGGTCGTTCCACCTGCTTTGATGTTCGTTGCTACTCGCCTCTTAGAGACTGAGTTGCGTGTCGGTACTACCGATAACGATATCAACGCATTGAAGAACAACGGTTCAATTCCAGAGGGTTACACAGTTAACCACTATTTGACCGACACCAATGCTTGGTTCTTATGTACAGACGTACCCAATGGTCTGAAGCACTTTGTTCGTACTCCGTTGCAAAACAGTATGGATGGAGACTTCGACACTGGTAACGTTCGTTACAAAGCCCGTGAGCGTTATAGCTTCGGCGTATCAGACCCACTAGGTATCTTCGGATCACCCGGTTCGTCTTAATAAAAAAATAGAGAAGGGGGTCACAAGCCCCCTTTTCTTTTTTCTGTTTTAGTGTATATTTAAGCAATCCGAGAATCATCGGTGTATCAAACAGGCTCGGCTGACCTCATGCAGATTGATACGCCATAACGCATGGAGATATTCTTATGGGATTCGCAAGTCATTTAGGCCCTTGGTTGTTGGGTACTGTTAAAAACACCACCGGCACTACTGCTGGCACTATTCGTAATATGGGCGCAACTATAGTTGCCCAGACTTACACAGCCCCCGCTTCTGTCATTTTGGCAACCCCTGTTGCACAACAAATGTTTGTGCTTCCTGCTGGCGCTAAAATTCTTAACTTTGCCCTTGAAGTTAATGTTGCCTTGACTGGCGCAACTAACTGCGGCGTTACTATCGGTAATGGCACTACAGCTAACCTGTATATGGCTTCGGTCAATACCGGCGCTACAGCGGTTCAAACTTCTCCAGCTACTATCGCGGCGGCTACTTCTGGTGTTTATGACAGCATCGGTACAACTGATGCGATCATTTACGGTACTTTTACAGCGGCTACTGCTGATGCCACTGCCGGCACGATTACTGTTACTGTTGAGTACATTGTTCGTGATTCAGACGGCTCTGCTAACCCAAGCCAAGCTTAATTAATCTCAGGGGCTTCGGCTCCTATGTTTAAACAAGGAGATTAATTATGGGTATGCAAACAGACGTTAAATCGGGTCACCTTAACAACTCTGGTTTTGTTGTTCTGGGAAGAAATAGATTAAAAGCTGTTTCTATGGTTGGTACGGCTACGGCTGGAACACTGGACATTTTTGACACAACTACAGCACCTGTCTCAGCAACATACGAGAGAGCGGCTACGCTTATCACTGTTACTAAGAGCGCACACGGGCTAGTTACTGGAGATGTAGTTGGGCTTGCGTTTGCAACAGCAAGCGGAACATCCGGTACAAACGGCAACTATGTAATTACACGCTTAACCGCAAACACTTTTACGGTTACAGATATTAACTCTGGAACTGTTGTTGCTGGAACGGCGGCTTTGTACGCATCTCTGTGGCTTGCTAGTTATGACACTGGCGCTTCTGACTTGTTTGGTAATTTTGCGTTGATTCCCGGCGAAGGGATAGTGGTTAAAAACGGCATCTACTTGAGTATGTCCAATCTACTTTCTTCCAATGTCTACTATGGCTGATAAAAGTTTTAACTTGATTGGTCGCAAGTTAATGATTGCGATCCCTTGTTACGATGGCAAAGTAAACATCAGAACTGCTTTTGCCATTGCTGAACTTGTGCCTAAGTTAGACAAGATGGGTGTACGACTAAACCTCGTACATATGTCTGGCTGTTCAATCATTACTAAAGCACGGAACAAATTAGTCCGTAACTTTATGGAATCAGATTGCACAGACTTCTTGTTTGTAGATGCTGACGTAGTGATTAATACAGATGCTGTTACTCGCTTATTGGCTTTGTCATCAGACAAGGACGTTGTGGCTGGATCGTATCCGCGCAGATCAAAAGACGCTAAGTTTTTCCTTGATTTCTATCTGGATAAAGATGGTCAGTTAGAGTTTGATGATCATGGTTTGATGAGAGTGGAAAGTGTTTCCACAGGATTTATGCTTATCCGCCGCCATGTAATAGAACACATGATTGAGAAACACCCAGAGTGGCAATATGCTGGTGATGGTGATGGTGAAACAGAACACGCACTATTTGACTTTATGATTCTTAACGGTCAATACATTGGTGAAGACTATGCTTTCTGTTTGAGAGCAAGACAAGATGGATTTAAGATTTACTTAGACCCAATGATTAGTCTTCCACATATTGGCACAGAAGAATTTACACGCGACTTTGAGAAAGATGTTTTGCGTCCTTTGTTAAAAGAACACGCAAAGCCTCAGTTGAAAGTTGCAAATGGCTAGTCCCGCATGGCAACGCAAGGAAGGCAAGAACCCCAAGGGCGGTTTAAACGCCAAGGGCCGAGCCTCTGCGAAGAAAGAAGGTCACAACTTGAAACCGCCTCAACCAGAGGGCGGCTCAAGGCGAGACTCTTTCTGTGCAAGGATGAGTGGAATGAAAAAGAAATTGACATCCGCAAAAACAGCGAACGACCCGAACTCTAGGATTAATAAAAGCCTCAGAGCATGGAATTGCGCTGATGGTGGATACATTAAATCCGCAGATGGCATTGCCCAACGTGGCAAGACTAAAGGAAGAATTTGTTAATGGATGCACACCTTATTTGGTCGGCAGTTTTGTCTATCGTAATGGGAGCATTTGGCTTCTTCATGCGAGAGAAACTCGGCCAAGTCAGAGACATGGGCGAGGACATCAAACGTGTCGAACGCCTACTAAACATAACCCGTGAGGAGGTAGCCCGTGATTACGTTACTCAAGCAGAAATTCAAAGAATTACTGACCATATTGACCAGCGCTTCAATCGCCTTGAAGCAAAAATTGACCAACTTATTCAGCAAAGGGGATAGAAAATGAAAAAAGTTAAGGGTTACGAGGGCGAAGAAGGCTCTATGGTAGATAGTAAAGACTACGGTGGCTCTAGCGGTACTGGTCAATATGCGCCAGCACCATCCGCTAAAAAGCAACGTGTTGTTACCAAGGAGGAACTTGCCAAGTCAGGTTTAAGTTTGCGTGACTTTTTAAATAAAGAACGTGGTTTTACCCGCCGTGGAGAATCAGCCGCTCCTATGCCGCCTCCTGCTCCCGCCGAAGTTACTAAAACAAGTGCGCCAGCTCCTGTTTCTGCTCCTGCTGATGTGACCAAAATGTCAGCTAATGAGCGCATGAAACAAAGTATGGAAAGCAATCTTGCAGACGCTAGATCAGGTAGCGGTAAAACTGATACCAGATCTATTAATGAACGCATTCGCTCTTCTTCGGGTGCTGAAGCTATTGGTGATGTAGGTTCTTCTATTGGTAATTTGCTTTCCAAAGCTAAACAGAACTACGAATCTACTAGACCAGTTAGCCGTCAAAAAGAACGAGAGCAAGCCGCCGCCCGTGACAAATTGGCAAAAGGTGGAAAAGTTTCCAGCGCCTCTAGCCGTGGTGACGGTATAGCCCAGCGTGGTAAGACTCGCGGGAAGATGTGCTAAATGCCAGCAAAGTCTCTAGCGCAAAAGCGTTTTATGGATGCGGCGGCTCATAACCCCGCATTTGCAAAAAAGGTTGGCGTTCCTGTTAAGGTTGCCAAAGAGTTCAGCAAAGCCAGTAAAGGCGAAACTTTTAAAAAGGGTGGTGATATGGCTACAACTAAGATGGGTAAACCAGTAATGAAGGCCGGTATGAGTACCGCTAAAGTCGGTATAAAGAAGCCTACACCTATGGCTGATACTGCTATGGCTGGATCAATGGGTATGAAAAAAGGCGGTATGCCTATGGTGATGAAAGATGGAAAAAAAGTTCCAGCATTTGCCGCAAAGAAAATGATGGGTGGCGGCATGACCTACTCTAAGGGTGGTTCAGCTTCTTCTCGCGCTGATGGCATTGCGTCTAAAGGCAAGACCAAAGGAAAACTGCTTAACAAAGGTGGAATGGCAAAGAAATATTGCTAAATCAGCAATCATTTAAAAAGGTTCAATATGCCAAAAGCTACGCCCCAACATTTAGACGATCCCACTTACTATAAAGACTATAAACCGCCAGTTGCGGGTAGTGGTATTAGGATTGATAAAAATGCACCAGAAGGTGCTGTGACTTTGCCCGATAGATCTCCCGCAAAAAAGGAAGACTTTATGGGTTCAAAGTCAACCAAGGATATGCCAGAAGGCGCACGGACTTTGCCATACAAGCCAAACAAAAAAGCAGAGGCAGACATGAAAATGATTCCTCTAGCAACAGGCGGAATGGCCTCTAAACGTGCTGATGGTATTGCTCAACGAGGTAAAACTCGCGGAAAGATGTGCTGATATGGCAACCGTAAAACCTAATAGCAGTGTAGCTAAGTCTTTAAAAAAGGCTGGGTTTTATAGTGCAAGTAAACCAAAAAGACTGGGCATTATTAACAAAGTTACAACCAAGCCACAACGAATTGAAATGGTTGATAAATTGTTTTTAGCCAAGAAAAAAACTAAAGGCGGTACTAAATGAGAGCAAGCCGTGGCATGGGGGATATAAACCCCTCAAAGATGCCTACTGGAAAGCGTAAAGCTAGACGGGATGACACTGACTTCACGCAATATGCCGAAGGCGGGAAGGTTAATGCCGCTGGAAACTATACCAAGCCTAGTATGCGCAAAAGAATTGTTGCTCAAGTAAAAGCGGCGGCTACGCAAGGCACGGGCGCGGGTCAATGGTCAGCCCGTAAAGCGCAACTTGTAGCAAAAAAATACAAGGCGGCAGGCGGGGGTTACAGAGATTGAAAGCACCACAGCAATCCCTTAAAAACTGGGGTGACCAGAAATGGCGTACCAAGTCGGGAAAGCCATCGTCAAAAACTGGTGAACGTTATTTGCCAGAGGCGGCAATTAAGTCTTTAAGCTCTCAAGAGTATGCGGCAACCACCAAAGCAAAACGTGCGGGTAAGGCGGCAGGCAAACAGTTTGTGGCTCAACCCAAGGGTATAGCAAAGAAAACAGCAGGATTTAGATAATGGCATATACCACTGGCGCAACCGCATTTAACATGGACTTCACGGAGATAGCCGAGGAGTCATGGGAACGTGCGGGTCGAGAAATGCGTACAGGCTACGATCTAAGAACGGCTCGTAGGTCGATGAACATAATGACCATTGAGTGGGCTAACCGTGGTTTAAATATGTGGACGATTGAACAGGGTGTGATTGACCTAACACCCGGATTGAATACTTATTCTTTGCCATTGGATACTATTGATCTGCTAGATCATGTAATTCGCACAGGCGCTAACTCTGCAAGCACCCAAGCTGACTTAACAATCAGCCGTATTAGTGTTTCTACCTATGCCACTATTCCTAATAAATTGACTGAGGCTAGACCAATCCAGATATGGATTCAGCGTTTGTCTGGAGAAACTAGCCCGACTACTTTGGCTACCAATGGAAACGTTACCATTGATGCCACAACAATTACGCTAACTTCCACTGTTGGATTAGCTGGATCTGGGTTCATTAAGTTGGATTCTGAGATCATGTATTACAACTACATAGACGGCAATACGATAGGTAATGTATTCCGTGGACAGTCTTATACAACGGCGGCTACCCATACAACGGCAACGGCTGTGTATGTACCCCAACTACCTGCGGTAACAGTATGGCCGACCCCAGATAACTCTACTACCTACCAGCTTGTGTATTACAGAATGCGTAGGATTCAAGATGCCGGCTCTGGTATCCAAATATCTGATATGAATTTCCGTTTCTTGCCTTGTGTTGTCTCAGGATTGGCTTACTACATAGCCATGAAAGTTCCTGAGTTGCAAGGCCGTTTGGATATGCTGAAACAGGCATACGATGAACAGTTTAATTTGGCGGCTGGTGAAGACCATGAAAAAGCCCCGTTGCGTTTTGTTCCTAGACAGCAGTTCATTGGTGGGAGTACGCCCTAATGGGTAATACATTCGCCTCTGGCAAATTTGCCATTGCTGAATGCGATAGATGCGGTCAGCAGTACAAACTCAAGAATTTAAAAACAGAGGTTATTAAGACCAAACGATATGAATTGAGGGTGTGTCCTGAGTGCTGGGATCCAGATCAGCCTCAATTGCTATTGGGTATGTATCCAGTAGAGGATCCACAGGCTTTGAGAGAGCCAAGGAAAGATACCACTTATGTAACGGCTGGTGTAAATGGGTTGCAGATTGATCCAAACAATACCTTTGGTGGCTACCCTACGGGGGGTTCTAGAGACATTCAGTGGGGCTGGTATCCAGTAGGTGGATCAAGTAACTTTGATGTAGATTTAACGCCAAATAACTTGGTGGGAACGACAAGTGTTGGTACAGTAACGGTAAGCGTAACTTAGGAGAGAAAGATGGACAAAGCTGACTTAAAACAAGACAAGAAAATGATGGCTGGTGCCGTGCATAAGCATGAAAAGAAGATGCATCCCGGCAAGCCAATGACTAAATTTGCTAAAGGTGGAAAGACCAATATGCAAATGCGTACATTAGGCCGTGGTATGGCTAAAGTTGCCAACCAGATGAAGTCTTCAAGGAGCAAATAATGTATAGCAAAAAAGTAATGGGTAAAGAAGTTGGTGATGCCAGCGTTTATGCCCAGCCACACACGATGGATGGTAAGGCTGGTGTGAAGATGCGTGACAAATCACCTATCCCTCGCAAGAAGGATTGGACTCCTATGGACGGAGTGAGCTTGGGTTCTAACGATGAAGTTAAAACTACTGGTATCAAAATTCGTGGTACTGGTGCGGCAACTAAAGGCGTTATGGCCAGAGGCCCAATGGCATGACATACAGTGAATTAGTCATTGCTGTTTCAGACTACTGTGAGAACACGTTTCCCACGGTAGATATGGACATTATGATTAAACAGGCGGAGCAACGCATCTATAACACGGTGCAGATCTCTAACCTGAGAAAGAACGTTACTGGAACTTTGACTTCTGGTAACAAGTATTTGTCTGCGCCTGATGATTTCTTGTCTACATACTCTTTGGCTGTATACCCAAGTGCTGGCGGCGACTATCTTTACCTGTTAAACAAAGACGTTAACTTTATTAGAGATGCGTATCCCAATCCAACGGACACAGGAAAACCTAAGCACTACGCTATTTTTGGCCCTCAATCTGCCAATGTAAAAGAATTGACGTTTATTCTTGGCCCAACGCCAGACGCTGGTTACACAGCAGAACTGCACTATTACTATTATCCTGAGTCTATAGTTACCGCAAGCCAGACTTGGCTAGGAGATAACTTTGATTCCGCTCTTCTCAATGGAACTATGGTTGAGGCCATTCGTTACATGAAGGGTGAACCAGATCTGGTTAAGTTTTACAACGAGATGTATCTACAGTCTATTGCTCTGCTCAAGAACTTGGGTGATGGCAAACAGCGTATGGATGCTTATCGTGATGGCCAAGTGAGAACACAAGTTCAATGAGCATAGTCCAAACCCAGACTACAAGCTTTAAGAAAGAGCTGTATCAAGGCATACATGATCTATCTACGGATGTTATCAAGATAGCTTTGTATACAGCTAATGTTGATTTAAACGCTGATACAACTGTGTATTCTGCAACGAATGAGGTGGCCGCCACTGGAACTTATGTAGCTGGTGGCGCGGTGTTAACTCCTATCACGGTGAGTAGCTCTGGTTATACGGCGTATGTGGGCTTCCCAAACATATCTTGGACGGGTGCAATCACAGCAAGATGCGCGTTAATTTATAACGCAACGCAGGGAAACAAGTCTATCGCTGTTTTGGATTTTGGTGCTGACAAAACTTCCACTACAACATTTACAATCACTATGCCAGCCAACACTTCGACAGCGGCGCTTATTAGGAGTTCAAATTGATAGTAACAACTACCAAGGGCGAAATGGATGACTCTTTGCTAGAAAAGCGAGAGGGTGACATTGACAACAATAACGAAACAACCACATGGACAGAATACTGGCTAGAGGGTGAACTTGTTCATCGTTCTGTACATGTGACTCTGAAGAAAATGCCGCCTGTAGGTGGCGAAACTGGTAATTTTTAAGGAACTACTATGGCAAATACATCATCAATGTGTACCTCCTTTATGGGAGAAATCCTGACGGCAACCCATAACTTTGGTACTGCACCTATTCGAGCAGTGACTACAGCAGACACCTTTAAAGCCGCGCTGTATTTGTCTTCTGCTACATACAACGCGGCAACAACGGCATATGCGGCTACTGGAGAAGTCTCTGGTACAGGGTATTCTGCTGGCGGTGTAACAGTAACGGCGGCAACCCCTCCCACTGCGACAAATAGTTCGGCAACTGCGGGTGTGGCGTTTTTTACGCCTTCTGCCTCGATAACATACACAAGTGTGACACTAAGCACGGCATTCAATGCAGTGTTGATTTACAACTCTACCCAGAGTAACAAGGCTGTTGCGGTGTACACCTTTGGTGATCAAACGATTACCGCTGGTACTTTTACCTTGACGATGCCATCAAACACGACATCCACTGCTTTGTTGCGGTTGGCTACTACCTAAAGGTAGTTCGTGTCTCTCGGCTGGGGCGACAGTACTTGGGGCGCAGACGGCTGGGGCGGCACTCTTGAAGCAACAGGGGTAGCCGCCACGGGGGCCGTTGGAACGGCTTCGCCCAACATATCTGTTGCTTTGGCGGGTAATTCGGCAACGGGTTCTGTTGGATCTGTTACCCCAAGTCAGTCTTCCGCAGATTTAGGTGATTCGGCAAATGGTTATGTAGGAATAACAACTCCTACTATTGAAGTAGCCTTAACTGGGGTATTGGGTTCTGGTGATGTAGGAACGCTGATTGCAAGCAAGTTTCTAACTGGCTTAGAGGCAAGCGGTGCGGTTGGATCTGTTGGGTTATCTGTCTCCGTTGAGTTAGCGGGGGTGATGGCAAACGGATCTCTTGGACAAGTTGTTGTTCCATTGCTACCTAATTCAGCAGACGGGTATGTTGGGTCGGTAACGGCGGATAGAGAAATTCAGTTATCTGGAGTATCGGGAAGTGGCGTACTTGGATCGATTGGTATCGGGGGTAGAAGTTTTGCACTCACAGGCAATTCTGCTTCTGGACAAGTTGGAACGGTTATCGCTGTTTATTGGAAGTTAATTGATGACAGTCAGAGCGCAAACTGGCAAAATATCAACAACTCTCAAACAGCGAATTGGGCAGAAGTAATAACGTGAGGTTAAACATATGACAACAGCGGCAACATCCCTTTTAGGTCTTGCGCTCCCTGTTACTGGAGAGTTATCAGGAACATGGGGCGATACTGTAAACAACAGTATTACTTCTTTGGTTGATTCGGCAATTGCTGGCACAACCACCATTAGTTCTGATGCTGACGTAACACTAACCACTACGACTCTAGCGGCAAACACTGCCCGTGAAGCCATCCTCTTATGGACAGCAAGTGGAACAGTTACCAGAAATATTACCGCCCCAGCTCAAAGTAAAGCATACATTGTTATCAACGCAACTGGGAGTACTCAGTCAATTGTTCTGCGAGGCGCTGGCCCAACGACAGGCGTGACAATCGTAGCGGGTGAAAAAGCTCTTTGCGCTTGGAATGGTTCAGACTTTGTAAAGATTGCCACATCTGTTGCAGACGGTGTTACGACAATCACATTTGGCTCCACTGGGCTGACTCCTTCCACAGCGACAAGCGGCGCGGTTACTGTTGCTGGCACATTGGCTGTTGCTAATGGCGGTACAGGTCTTACGGCAGGAACATCTGGTGGTGTTCTAGCTTACACCGCCTCTGGAACTTTGGCATCGTCCACGGCACTAGCCGCAAGCGCCCTAGTCATCGGTGGCGGGGCTGGCGTGGCTCCAAGCACCACAACCACAGGCACGGGTGTTGTTACCGCTCTGGGGGTGAATACAGGCTCCGCAGGTGCATTTGTGGTCAATGGAGGGGCATTGGGTACACCTTCTAGCGGTACTGCAACCAATGTCACAGGTCTACCTTTGACCACAGGTGTAACAGGAACATTGCCTATTGCTAACGGCGGTACAGGCGCTAGTACCTTGGCGGGAGCAAACATTGCTGTAGTAAACGTAGCAAATACATTTACGGGGTTGCAGACATTTGCTGGTACTTCATCAAACGCTGACTTAAAGACTTCTAACATTCTTGAAGCGGCAACCATTTCTGCGACTGCGGCAACAGGAACTATTACTTTTGATGTCACGGCCCAGTCTGTCCTGTACTTCACCCTTAACGCTAGTGGTCAATTCACAGTTAACTTCATAGGTTCAATCGGTACACCGTTGAGTACCATCATGTCTACAGGCGAGTCTTTGTCTGTTACTTTCTTGGTGACCAATGGAGCAACTGCTTACTACAACTCTGTGGTTCAAGTAGATGGTTCTACTGTCACTCCTAAGTGGCAAGGCGGTACAGCACCGACTTCTGGCAATGCAAGCTCAATTGATAGCTACACCTATGTAATCATCAAAACAGCCAATACGCCAACATACACCGTGTTGGCTTCTCAGACCAAGTTCGCTTAAGGATAACTAATGCCTCGTTTATCCAAGATTGGAGCCGCCGCACTAGCCGCCTTTGGGTGGACAGGACTGCAATCGGTTACTGCTAGTTACCTTGTGGTTGCTGGTGGAGGTGGTGGCGGTGCATCTTATGGCGGTGGTGGAGGTGCTGGTGGCTTACTTACAAGCACAACTTCTCTTAACCCAACTCAGTCATACGCAGTAACAGTCGGTGCGGGTGGTGCTGGCTCAACTAATTCCTCTTTAAGAGGAACTGTAGGCTCAAATTCAGTTTTAAGTGGCACAGGAATAACTACTCTTACATCTACAGGCGGTGGTGGAGGCGGTAGTGCTAATGATTCAACTGGTCAAGTTACAGGTGGAAATGGCGGGTCAGGAGGCGGTGGTGCGGCAAATGCAACAGGTGGAACTGTAACAAGTTCTGGTGGAACAGGAAATACACCTTCTACAAGTCCAAGTCAAGGAAGTAATGGCGGTAGTGGCGAAACAAATAGTCTTACATATCGTGCGGCTGGCGGTGGTGGCGGTGCATCTGCTGTTGGTGTAAATGGAAATTCTAGTGCCGCAGGTAATGGCGGTGCAGGAACTGCATCATCTATTTCAGGTTCGTCTGTAACTTATGCTGGTGGCGGTGGAGGTGGGTCTTCTGGTTCAACAGCAGGAACTGGCGGTGCTGGCGGTGGTGGTAATGGAGTTGGTAGCGGTTCAGGTAATGCTGGGACTGCCAATAGCGGTGGCGGTGGCGGTGGCGCGTCTGCAAATAATGGCGGCAAAGGCGGCTCAGGCATAGTCATCATTTCATACCCTGCCCCACAACAGTTTGGTGGTGGAGTAGTCACTACAAGTGGCGCTAATGTTATTCATACATTCAATACATCAGGAACATTGACTCCTTTGTCTTCTTTGACAGCGAGTTATTTGATTGTTGCTGGTGGTGGAGGTGGCGGTAGCGCTACAAGCGGAACAGGTGGTACAGGTGCTGGTGGAGCAGGTGGTCTGCTATCTGGTTCTGGTTTAACCATTGACTCCAATTCAATTTATGTTGTTACTGTTGGCGCTGGTGGCGGGGTTGCCTCAAATGCTGTTGGTACACAAGGAACTAATTCATCCCTTAGTGCTTATGCCACATCTGCCGTTGGCGGTGGTTATGGTGGCAAACAATCCGACGGTGGAGCAGGAGGTTCTGGAGGAGGTGCTGGTTACGGGATATGGACAGGCGGCACAGGAACATCTGGGCAAGGTAACGCAGGCGGCAACACTACAGTTTCTGCTGGCGGTGGCGCTGGAGGTGGCGGTGCAGGAGCGGTTGGTGCAAATGCTATAACTGTTGATGGCTCAAATGGTGGTGTAGGTGTTGCTAACCCCATTACAGGTTCAACTACTGGTCAACTTGTATCTACTACTTATTACGTTGCTGGAGGCGGAGGAGGAGGCGCTTGGACAGGCGGTTCACCCGGCTCTGGTGGTAGTGGTGGCGGAGGTGGTGGCGGTACAAATGCCGCAGTAGCAGGTGTATCAGGAACAGCCAATACTGGCGGTGGCGGAGGCGGAGGCGGTGGTACTTACCCTGTATCAGGAGGTGCTGGTGGCTCTGGTGGCTCTGGCGTTGTAATCATCTCTTACGCAGGTGCTACACAGCTAATGGCTGGTGGTACTGTGACTATCTCTGGTGGTAATGTCATTCACACATTCACATCAAGCGGATACCTGACACCAATCAAGTTGGTTAACAACTCTTTGCGTTTCAAAGCAAGTGCAACAGCATATTTGAGCAAAACACTAACTACACCAACAAACAACAAAATTTGGACATGGAGTAGTTGGGTCAAGCGTGGTACTTTAAGTTCTGCTCAAGTTTTACTTTCATCAGATGTTGGAACATCAAATACCACTTGGCTTGAATTTGGTTTTGATGCGGCTGACACATTTACAGTTACCGCATATTCAGCAGATTCAAATACAACATCTGCTGTATTCCGTGACCCATCTGCTTGGTATCACATTATTGTGGCATTTGATAGCACACAAGCAACTTCGGCAAATCGTTGCAAAATTTATGTCAATGGAGTCCAGCAAACATTAACTGGTTCTGGATTTACTTTAAACGCTGGATACGGAATTAACTCAGCACAAGCAACTGCTATTGGTTTTCGTAATTGGACACCTTCTGGTCGTTACTTTGACGGCTACCTAACCGAAATCAATTTTGTCGATGGTCAACAGTTAGCACCAACCAGTTTTGGAACAACCAACTCATACGGTGTATGGCAACCCATCACCTATGGTGGTTCGTATGGTACTAACGGCTTCTATTTGCCTTTTACCAACAATACGAACACAACAACAATAGGGTATGACTTTAGTCCAAATGGAAACAACTGGACAAGCAGTGGAATAAATGTAACGGCTTACTCAGGCACACCGCCTAACAATGTTAACTACGACAGCATGACCGATGTGCCTACGCTGACAAGTGCGACAGCGGCTAACTATGCAACTTTAAATCCATTGGCAGTTGGGTCATCTGCAACATTGTCTGATGCGTCATTAAAAATAGCAGGTTTAAATAGTGCGAATGTGGGGGCTAGTTACTCCACTATTGGAATGACTACGGGAAAGTGGTATTTTGAAGTTACCGCAGTTGGTGTTGGGTCTAATTTTACTTATGCCCTAGTTGAAGATGTAGTGGACACAAGTGCTTTAAATGTATCAGGCTCTATATTTGCAGGGTATAGGTCAACTGGAGACACTTACGGCACAGTAAGCATTACAACTACTACATGGAACTCTGCTGGAGTTGTAATTGGAGTTGCAGTTGATTGTGATAATGGCGCAGTATATTTTGCTAACGCAAATACTTGGATAAATAGTGGTGTTCCTACAAGTGGGGCAAGTAGAACTGGGGCTATTACTACCTACACAGCAGGCACTAAAACTTTGTTTGGTGGCGTAGGATGTTTTCAAAATTCTTCACAGAGTGCCGCCATTAACTTCGGTCAACGCCCATTCTCCTACACACCCCCTACAAACTTTGTAGCCCTCAACACCTATAACCTATAAGGAATAGAAATGCCAACAACATATGCAATTCCTGATGGTCGTACTGCGTTTGCGGCTACGACTTATACGGGTACTGGGGCAAGCCAAACTCTTAATAACGCAGTAAATGGCGTTGCTTTTCAACCAGATTTAATTTGGACTAAAAGCCGTGGAAGTGCTGGCAACCACAGTTGGATTGATTCTGTGCGCGGAATAACTCTTCAACTGTCAACAACTGCCGCTGGTGGTGCTGGAACTGCCGCAGAAGTAACGGACGCTACTGAAATTACAGCAATTACATCTACTGGATTTACTGTTGGAACTAGTAGTGGTGTGGGTTATTCAACAAATGGAAGCACAGTAACTTATGTCGGCTGGCAATGGAAAGCGGGTGGTACAGCCGTAACCAATAATGATGGCTCTGTCGCATCACAGGTAAGTGCAAACACTACTGCTGGCTTTAGCGTGGTGACATTTACTGCGCCAGCATCAGGAAATTTTTCTGCGGGTCACGGGTTAGGTGTAACTCCGGGTATGGTTATTACAAAAGTTCGTGGCAGGGTTACAAGTTGGATTACTTGGCACAATCAACTTAATAGCGGTTCGCCGGGGACTACATATTATGTTGAACTTAATACAACAGGCGGTCAATCTACTTTTGCGAGTGTATGGGGTTCAACAGGAGTTACACCAAGCGTTATTGGTATGGGTGTTGGCGCTTCATGTGCGGCAAGCGATACTATAGTAGCCTACTGCTTTGCCGCAGTAGCAGGGTATTCAGCCTTTGGTTCATATACTGGCAATGGTGACCCTAACGGCCCATTTGTGTATCTTGGATTTAGACCTCGTTGGTTTATGTCAAAGCGTTCTACTACTGCGGGTAATGATTGGGTAATCATGGACACATCTAGAGACACATATAACGTAGCAAACCAGCAACTTTATGCAGATTTAGACCTTGGAACAGAAACAAATGTTGTCTATGAAACAGACTTTTTATCTAACGGGTTTAAGATTAGAACTAGCACAGCATCAAGAAATGCAAGTGGTAGCACATACATCTATATGGCATTTGCCGAAAACCCATTTAAATTTGCGAATGCCCGCTGAGTAATAAAGGAACAATATGTCATTCACCAGACAAGACGAAATCAGACCTGATGACCAGTATTACTGGGTCACACAAAACCAAGACGGCTCTTACACAGGTACTCCAAAAGCCTTGGAAGACAAAGAAGAGTCTGACCAAGACGGCAACCCTATGTACGTCAAGGTTTTAGGCACAGTAGACGGTAAGCCTGCAATGGTTGACTCTACAGAACGCTTAATTGCCAAGGGCTTAAAGTCAATATGGATTGCCAGAGTCAATCACAATACAAACATGACGCTTATACCAACAGACTGGTACGTCATACGCAAGGTAGAGAGAAGCATTGATATACCTGCTGATGTAGCAACATATCGTGCGAATGTTATTGCTTGGTGTACCGCAACAAAGGCATCAATCACAGCGGTAACTACTGTGGAACAATTAAAAGAGATTAACTTGGGAGTATCAATCTAATGGCACACTTTGCAAAAATCGAGAATGGCGTTGTAGTACAAGTCGTGGTGGCTGAAGAAGCCTTTATCTCTACTGGCGCTTTGGGTGATCCTGCAAACTGGGTACAGACCTCATACAACACCCGTGGCGGTGTTCACTATGGTCAAGATGGCAACCCAAGCGGTCGTGAGCAACTGCGTAAGAACTACGCTGGTGTTGGCTATACATACGACACTGGTCGTGATGCTTTTATTCCTCCACAGCCATATCCATCATGGACGCTAAACGAAACCGCTTGCTTGTGGGATTGCCCTGTGGCTATGCCTACAACGGGCGGCCCATTTACTTGGAATGAAGCTAACCAATCTTGGGACGCTGTTCAAGCGTAATAAGCCATTGACCCATTCTCTGCCCTCCTCATTGCCCAAACTGCGGTTGGCTTTATTAAGCAGGGATGTTCTATGCTCCATGAGGGGCGTATGGAGCTTGAGGGCGCAAAGAAGACGGTTGAGGGGGTTATCTCCGATGTCAAGGCAATCAAGGGCATTTTTGATTGGTTCGTTAGTTTATTCGCTAGTAAACCAGCCAAGTCAGAAGCAAAGCCTGTGGCGCAAAAGAAAGCCGCCGCAAAGAAGCAATCTTACGAAGCCCTTGAACTCAAACTCATCAGCGAGATTGGGGCAAACCTCGGAGTCCTCTTTGACACGCAACAACAGATTAACAACCATTACCTTGAACTAGAAGAGACAAGCAAAACCAACTATGACCCAGCGCAAAACACCAGTCAAAAAGCCATAGAGCGGGCATTGATTGAGTTGCAATTGGAGAAGTTGATGGAGCAGACTAGGGAGGCAATGGTCTACGCCCCTCCTGAGTTGAAGGACTTGTATAGCCGATTCCTCAAGATGCACCAAAAGATTGAACGTGAACAGGAATGGGCTAGGGCAGAAACAATTCGCAGGACTAGGTTGGCAAGGTGGAAGCAGGAGCAAGAAGAGATTGAATTGATTGGGCTGGTAAGTAGTGGGGTCGCAGTTGTGTTTATATCTATGTTTTTTGGATGGGTGATGTGGCAACTACGAAACTTATCTGCTGGATATTGATAGGAGTGGCCGTATGCATCATTGTTGGAGTTACCTCGATGGCATACGTAGAAACCCTATACATGCGAGCGCAACTTAAACAAGAGATAAAAGAACTGCGTAAATTAAAACGTGAATTAAAGGAATCAAAATGAATTGGGCAGATGTATTAAAAGCGGTCATACCCATTATTGTGGCTTCCCTTGCATGGCTCTTGGGTCAAGTCAACGACTTCTCCACACGCTTAACACGAATCGAAGGCGCTATGCCTGCATTGATTACCAAAGAGGGCGTCCCAACGGACAGCCCAATCTCTGCGGAAAAACGAGCCATGATGAAGGAGCATTTGATGAACCACATAAACGAATTGCAAGTCAAAGTCAGGTTGCTTGAAGAACGTGAAAAAATGGGAGTTAAAAAATGATGACACTATTCTCAACCCTACTGTCTTTCCTGATGGGCGGGTTACCCAAATTGATGGACTTCTTCCAAGACCGTGCAGATAAGTCGCATGAACTAGCCTTGGCACAGATGCAGACTGAGCGTGAGTTGACCTTGAAGAAGGCTGGCTTAGAAGCGCAAGAAAAGATTGAGCATATCCAGACAGAGCAGATACAGATTAACGCTGAAGTAACCAACGCACAGACTGCCATGCAAGAGCGTCAAGCCCTGTATGCCCACGACATTGCTATTGGTCAAGGAGCCAGCCAGTGGGTAGTAAATGCCCGCGCTATGGTGCGCCCTGCCATAACTTATGGCCTGTTCATCTTGTTTGCCTTTGTAGAAATATTTGGTTTCTGGTTTGCTTTCTACAAGGAAGTGCCATTTGAAGTTGCGTTAGACCTGCTGTGGGATAACGAGACACAAATTATCTGGGCATCTGTGGTGTCGTTCTGGTTTGGCACACAAGCCTTTGGCAAGAAATGAACCTGTCAGACAAAGCTCTGAAGATGATCACGCACCATGAAGGAGTGCGTCAGAAGCCTTATCGTTGCCCAGCCAAGCTGTGGACGGTGGGGGTGGGGCATGTTTTATACCCAGAGCAAGGCAAGATGAAGATAGAAGAGCGTGATGGGTTTGGCCTCAAAGACGCAGACAACCGCACGTTTAGTATGGAAGAAGTCAATGGAATTCTTAAAGCAGATTTGGCTAGGTTTGAGCGAGGTGTGGTTCAGTTCTGTCCTGTTCCCCTCACTCAGGGTCAGTACGATGCTCTTATCTCTTTTAGCTTTAATGTTGGTTTGGGAACACTACAGCGCTCAACCCTCCGTCAGAAGGTTCTTCGCGGGGATATGGAGGGGGCGGCAGAAGAACTCTTGAAGTATTGCAAGGCGGGTGGCAAAATACTTAAAGGGCTAGAGAATCGTAGAAAAGATGAACGCGCCCTGTTCTTAGGATAAAAGATGCCATTAAAAAAATTATTACTCCGACCCGGCGTAAATAAGGAGAACACTAGATATACCAGTGAAAACGGCTGGTATGACTGCGACAAGATTCGCTTTCGCCAAGGCACACCTGAGAAAATTGGTGGGTGGCAACGCATTTCTGGCAATACATTTTTTGGAATTTGCCGTTCTTTATGGACATGGGTAACTCTGGGCGCTCAAAAGCTAATTGGAGTAGGCACTAACTTAAAGTTTTATATTAGTGCTGGCGGTGCTTATTACGATATAACTCCAACTCAACCAGTCCATACGTTAACCAATCCATTTTCCACACAAAGTGGCTCTACTACAGTTACTGTAACGGACGCTACTGGTGGATACATTAACGGCGATTTTGTAACATTTACGGGCGCTACTGCTGTTGGCGGTATTACCATTTCCGGTGAGTACCAATTAACTTACGCAAGCGCTACCACTTACACAATCACAGCCGCATCTCAAGCCTCTTCTACCGCAACAGGCGGTGGCACTGTCTATGCTGTATATCAAGTAAATGTTGGCCCAGCATACGCTGTCCCCTTGGTTGGATGGGGCGCTGGCCCTTGGGGTAGTGGAACATGGGGTGTAGGCACCACATCAAATGATGCCATGCGTCTATGGAGTCAAAGCAATTTTGGTGAAGATTTAATCTATGGCCCAAAAGGCGGCCCGCTGTATTACTGGGATGCCAATATTGGGTATCAGCCGTCTATCGTGACTATGACAATTGCAGGCCCTTGCGTTGTAAGCTCAACCATAATTTTGCCAGACCTAAGTGCAATTGTGTTTCAAACAACTGGCGCGTTACCTACTGGATTATTGGTTGGAACAACTTACTACACAAGATATGTGTCACTTACGACTTTCAATCTATCAACAACTCCAGCAGGAGCTTTGATAACAACGACAGGAAGTCAGTCTGGGGTTCAATCAATATCCCCAAATGGCATAGATATTACGGCCTTTGCTTCCGCTTCTAACTGCCCAATCATTCAAAACTTTATTCTTGTCTCAGACACAAGTAGATATGTTTTTGCTTTTGGCTGTAATGCTCTTGGCTCAACAACCCAAGATCCAATGCAGATTCGCTGGTCAAACCAAGAGTCTGCGCTTGAATGGACTCCATCAGCCACCAATACGGCGGGTGATATACGTTTATCTCACGGGTCTGAAATTATCACGGCCATGCAAGCCCGCCAAGAGATATTGGTATGGACTGATTCATCACTTTATTCTTTTCAATATGTAGGCGCTCCTATTGTGTGGGGTTCTCAACTGGTGGGAGACAACATATCCATAGCTGGTCAGAACGCTGTTTCATACGCTAACGGCGTAGCCTACTGGATGGGTGTGGATAAGTTTTATAAATACGATGGACGTACACAAACCCTTTCTTGTGACTTGCGCCAGTTTGTATTTGAAAACATTAACAAATCTCAGTTTGATCAAGTTATATCTGGAACAAACGAAGGCTTTAATGAGATCTGGTGGTTTTATTGCTCAAATGATTCAGTTGATAACAGCGTTGACAGCTATGTTGTTTACAACTACCTTGAGACTGATGGAAAAGGCGGTACTGGTGTCTGGTACTACGGGTCTATGGCTAGAACCGCATGGCTTGACTCTGGTCTAAGAGATTATCCACTAGCCGCCACTTACAACTACAACCTTGTTGACCATGAAATTGGTGTAGATGATAAGGCTACGGCGACCACAACTCCTATTGAGGCTTACATCACTTCTGCTGAATTTGACATTGATGACGGCGATAGATTTGGGTTTATATGGCGTGTAGTACCAGATATTACGTTCCGTGGATCTACAGCAACAAGCCCGCAAGTAACGATGTACTTAAAGCCTATGCAAAACTCAGGCTCTGGATATAACAGCCCAGCGTCCATAGGTGGCGATGCTTCTGCCACGATCACACGTACGGCAATTCTTCCAATTGAAGAGTTTACGGGTCAGATTTATACAAGGGTAAGAGGCCGTCAAATTGCTATGGAAGTAAGGTCTACTGCCGCAGGAGTTACTTGGCAACTAGGATCTCCTCGTCTAGATATTAGACAGGATGGCAGACGATGACATTCATTGTTACCTCTGAGTCTAATCTCAATAGGATTGCCGCTCCAGCGCTTCCATCGCCTACACAAGGTTATTCTGACGCATATCAAAACCAGTTTAATAATGTTTTGCGTTTGTACTTTAATCGTATACAGGGCATATTAGACCAACTAAATACAGACAGCGGGATAATTCCTGCTCTTACCGTTTACACGGTGGTAACGTTACCAAGCGCCGCTACATCTGGAATTGGGGCTAGAGCGTTTGTGTCTGATGCCCTAGCTCCTGTATTTGGATCAACTGTTGCCACGGGTGGCTCGGTTAAAACCCCCGTTTATTCAGACGGTACAAATTGGAAAGTCGGATGAACGTCACACTAGTCGATAGCAAGAAAAAGAAACTCCAGCCCGGAGATATTCTTGTTGTTGCCGCACATCAAAACAAAGTGCCGGCCAATGAGATGAAAGCTCAGTCTAAGAAGAGTGAGGGAATATCTCCTGCAAGATTGTTATACACAGCTTATGTACAGGAAATACAGAACCCATCATTAATTAGAATTCAAGAGAACAATACATTGTTTGTTATCCATCCAGTTAAGGATAGGGTTGGCGTTCTAAGAATGTTTAATGGGGATACGTTAAACAATCTTCCTAGCAACATAGCAACATTCTTTGAGTCTGCCTACAAAATAGGGGCAGATATTTTGATGTATCCAGTAGATGCAAATACTTCTTCCGCTTTCAAACAAGCTTTTGACAAGTATCAAAACGAAGGCAAAGAGTTTTCTTCAAGGAGCGACATGATTATTGTTGTTCTTGGAAAGCAAAGGTCTTGATATGGGGTGGAATTGGGTAGCAAACATAGTTAAAAATCCGGGTAAAACGTTAGATGATGCTGGTAGCACACTTAGTAACGTTGTTCAAAAAACACTAAACGGCGTAAGCGGCGCTGTTACCACTGTTCTTCAGACAATTAACAAAACAGTAGATAACATTATTCGGGATCCTCTCCCAACGATTGCCATATATGCAGGTATGTCTGTGGGTATACCGCCGTTTGTTACTTCCGCCGCTATTACCGCATCAAGGGGCGGTAATGTAGAAGACATGATGAAGTCTGCCGCTATTTCATGGGCGGTAACCAAAGGGCTGGAATATGCGGAAATTGGAAGCACCGATACCATAGATCCAGAAACTGGTGAAGTAGTACAAAAGCCAATGACAACAAAGGATATTACGCGAAGCATTGGTGAAAAGATTGGTTCAGCCACTACTCCAGCAATAGGAACTGCCGTAGCTAGTGGATTAAACACATCTATTGTTGCTGGCATTCGGGCTAGTTTGACGGGTAAGGACGTTAACCAAGCAATAGCAGATGGCTTTGCATCTGGTTCTGTATCGTCTGGTGTCACCTCATTGAGTAGTGAACTAGGTTTACAAAAGGATTGGGGCTTATCTGACAAGCAGATGAAGACCATAAATGCAACCGTTTCTACTGGTATAAGCGCCGCAATTTCTGGTAAAGATCCTTCTACAGTAATAGGTAACTACATAGCAAATACGCTAATAGACACGGGCGCAACAAAGGTTGCGAAAGAAGCCAAGGATGCCTATAAGAGTGTGCAAGATCTAACTTCTTCTGCCAAAGTAAAGGCAGACGAATATGACGCGCATTACCAAGATTGGACAAAACAAAAAGAAGAAGTTCAAAAACAAGTGGATGAATTTAATGTTACTCGTACAGCATATCTTGATAACTACAGCAAGGAAATGCAACCAGTCGTTGACAAGATTACTCCCTATACAGATGCATTTAATACTGCCAAGACTGAATATGACAAGCAAATGGCTATCTATAACAATACAGGGCAAAGTATTGATGCAAGGAATGCGGCTGGGGCAGAAGCTGAAAAGCAAGCAAAGATAGCAAATGATGCCGCTGTTGAGGCCAACAAAATACAAACAGAAAACAAGTCAGTTATTGATAAGTACAACACACAAAATAACTCTCTTGCCGCTACTGCTGGGACGCTAAAGGGTAAGGTTGATATCTTGAATGATTACAACCTTGGTGCGCCAACGGATGCAAACAAAGAAGGTTCTACCGCTTGGAAACTTTACCAGTCTTCTGAGGCGCTACAGAAAACTATTGACGCACAAAGAGCCGCAGTTGATGCCGCCACTGCCGCAGATCTTAGATACGCAACGCAAGTATCTGAAACCACTACGCAAAACATAACTCTTGACGCTATCAAGAACGGAACTATTGCGCCTATTTCCAAGCCAGACGGGGAAGCTGGTGTTCTGTACTTTGATAACGGAATGGAACTCAGGCAGGACGGGACTATTTACCAAGGCGGTAAACAGGTCTATTCCTCTGCAATGGCTCCTGATGTAACGGATATTTTCAAGGGTGCTACGCCTATTGAGGGGGCTAACGGACGGCTGACTTACACAGGTACTGCTGGTAGGGATGTAGCCGAGTCTGACATTACAAGAATCAAAGACATTGTGGCTGGTAAGCGCCCAGTAGATCTTGCCTATGACATTAACCAAGACAACAAGGTAGACAAAACAGACCTTGGGTTAATTACAGCTATGTCGCAGGGTGCTAGTTTTGACCCTACGGAAGAAGTTCAGCCTTGGCAATTCCTTGGAACATCTGGTCAGGGAATGGGGGATTGGCAGTTAACCAAAGAAGGTTACTGGGTTAGTCCAGATGGGAAAATGCTAGACATAGAGGGTAAGCCAATTGGATATAACGCTACTCTGACAGAGCAGGAAGCCCAGCCTTGGGAGAATTTAAGCCAGTCTGGTGACGTTCAAAACATGACTGGATGGAGTTACAGCAAGGGTGTATGGTCTGATCCATCTGGCAATAAGTTTGATCAATATGGTAATTTTGTTGGGCAAAAACCAGCAACTCCAAAGCCATACACGGGTAAAGTCGGTACTGTTTGGGGGCCGACAGGTTCAATGATTAATAGGCCGGCGGCAACCAATACAACACAAACACCGCAACAACAAATTGACAATACCAAAGCACAGCTCCAAATGGGGATAGCTAATCTAGTTCCACAGATACAAGCTTTGGCATCAGAAGGCAACCAGCAAATACAACAACCCCAAGTTGTAGGTTCTGGTATATCTCCAGAGTTTACAAATCCTATTGAGTTAGGTGCGCCTTTGGAGACTGATTACTTTAGTAAATTGGTTAAAGAACAGCAAGACAAAAAGTCAACACAAACACAAGACGGCACGGTTAAAATCGCTTCGGGAGGGTCAATTCGTGGCCTACCGGGGCTTCTACGCAGAAGAGGTTAAATATGAGCTATGAAATAACTGGTGTGGGCGAAGATGGTGAATACACCTATCAATGGTTTGATGATCCAAATACCAATGTAGATGTTGTAACCGATCCCTATGCGGGTTTGGATTGGACAACTCCAATACCAGAAGTAAGCACTACGCAATATATT